AATGTCAGACAAAGAGTTTGAAGCTAAATCTGAGGAAATTAACAAAGCTATCCGTTCGGGTAAATTTGTTTACGATGTATCTGGCAAAGCTAGATAAACTGTTGACAATTAATAAATCAACAGTATAACTATAGACACAGAGACAAAAGCCTCTTTTTGACTACCTTTTGTCTCAGTCTAATTTCATAAAAAAGTCTAAACTATAAAAGAACTACCTGTTCAAGTATAGGCCCAGAGTACACCTACTAGCGCAAGTGGGTGTTTTCTGCACCCTAGAAAACGTACAGCCTCTTTAAGGTGTTTAGCTTTGTAACCCGAAGCCAAATATCAGGAGGATTTATCATGGCTTTTACTTCAGCATCGGGTTACGGAAACCTACCTAACGGTAATTTTAGTTCCGTAATCTACTCCAAGAAAGTGCAGCTTGCATTCCGCAAGAGCACAGTCGTTGGAGACATCACAAACTCTGATTATTTCGGAGAGATCAGTGCCCAAGGTGACACTGTTAAAATCATCAAAGAACCTGAAATTTCAGTGTCATCTTATGCGAGAGGCACACAGGTCAATGCACAAGATCTAGATGACGAGGATTTCTCTCTAGTCGTTGATAAGGCAAACTACTTCGCCTTCAAAATCGACGACATCGAAGAAGCCCACAGTCACGTAAACTTCATGGATCTTGCAACCAACCGTGCGGCTTACCGCTTGGCTGATCAGCATGACCAAGAAGTTCTAGGTTACCTATCAGGTTACAAGCAGTCTGCACTGCACGGTGCTGCTGATACAGTTAACACAACTGTAAACGGCACTAAAGCTGTGTCAACTGCAGGTTCTGACGAATTGCTTTCTTCAATGAAACTATCTCGTCCTAACTTCGGTAACTTGACAACAGCAGGTTCAACAGGCGACTCTATTCCTGTTGCTGCTCGTCTACCAGGTGCAACAGCACTACCAACAGGTTACGTATCACCTAACATGATCGTAGCTCGTATGGCTCGTCTACTTGATCAACAACAAGTTGACAAGAATGGTAGATGGCTTGTAGTCGATCCAGTATTTATGGAGATTCTTCGTGATGAAGATTCACGTCTCCTAAATTCTGATTTCGGTGAATCAGGTGGTCTACGCAACGGTCTAGTACTAAACAACTTGCACGGCTTCCGTATCTACCAATCATCAAACCTACCATCAATCGGTACAGGTTCTGATACAGTAGACGGTACAGCTCAGTCAAGCAACTTTGGTGTTATCGTTGGTGGTCATGACTCAGCAGTAGCAACTGCAGAGCAGATCAACAAAACTGAAACATACCGTGACCCTGACTCATTTGCAGACATCGTTCGTGGTATGCACCTATATGGCCGCAAGATTCTTCGCCCAGAAGCTCTTGTAACTGCTAAATATAACTTGGCGTAAGAGGAGGACTGACTTATGGCTACAGTAACAACTCTTTCACGAGCAGCAGGGGGTCGTGGTAACCCTGGTAACAAACCTTACTTAGTTGAGGTTGAAATCGACATGGCAGCTGCCGCAACTGCTAAGGGTTCTGCCCTAGCAGCAGCAGATATCATTCAAGCAATTACTGTTGGTGCAAACACAATGGTAATGGCTGCAGGTATGGAGTGTACTGCAACACCTTCAGGTGGTACAGGCACAGTTCTAGACCTTGGTATCACAGGTGGTGACGTTGACGCATTTGTTGACGGTTTTGCTTATGACTCTGCTTCTGCAGGTGATTATGCAACACTAGCAAACACTGCATGTCCTATCTTGGTTACAACATCAGACACAATTGATGTTCTAATCCAAGCAGCGACAACTGTTTCTACAGCAGGTAAAGTACGTGTTTGGGCAATGTTGATGGACGTTGACTCAGTTGGCTCTTCTAAAGAAGCTGACGAAGTCGCTCGTGACTATCTAGCATAACTAAGAACTTGAGGGGCTGGGCAACTGGCCCCTCTGATCTCATCTAAGGGATTTATTTATGGCAACTTATGTTACACTAATTAACCAGCTTCTAAGAAGGCTAAACGAAGTTACACTAGATACAGCTGGTGATGGCTTTGATACTGTACGTAACGTACAAGCTTTGGCTAAAGATGCTATTAATAACTCCATTAGAAATATTCTACAGACAGGCCAAGAGTGGCCTTTCTTAAAAAATACCTATACCCAAACACTAACTGCAGGTACCAGGCAATATAGCTTTCCTGCAGATTTTGCTAGTGTAGATTGGGACACTTTCTATATTAAAGAATTAGGAGCTGCAACCAATACTCCTAGCTACCTTCCAACAATTTCTTTTGAAGAGTATACACAAAGATATCGTGGACTAGATGATCAAGCTGATTCAGGTTCTGGTATATCTGCTCCTCAACGTATTTATCAAACCTACGAAAGCAAGTTTGGTGTAACACCTGTACCAGACAACTCATATGAAATAGAATATGTATACTGGTCTTTTCCAAGTGACTTGTCTTTATACAACGATACTTGTGTAATTCCAGACAGATTTAATCACGTAGTTATTGATGGTGCTATGATGTACATGATGCGTTTTAGATCTAACGATCAAAGTGCTGCTATCCACCAACAAAACTTTCAAGATGGTATACGTTCTATGAGACGTATTCTCATGGACGATCCATTAGATATTAGATCAACAGTAATTCAGAGAAACAAGTCTTTTAGTAACACTATTAGTAGTATCGTATAATGGCTGAAAATCTAGCATCCTTTAAAGTATTCTGCCAAGGCGGTCTAAACACTAGTCGTGATGTGTTATCACAAGGTGAGACTCAGCCTGGTTCTGCAGTTGCTTTGATTAACTACGAACCTGCTGTTACTGGTGGCTACCGTAAGATTAACGGATTTAGCAATGACTACGGTACAGTTACAGGTACAGGCAATGTACTAGGGGTTTGTGTTGCTAACGGTATTAATGACGGTATTCTGGCTTGCCGTACACCCTCTAGTGGTAATAATTACCTACATAAATGGAATAGTACTACAAGTGCTTGGGATGCTGTAACAACTGCTGGTTCTCCTACAATGACAGGTGTAACCAAAGTACGTTTTACTAAATATAACTGGGGCAGTCCTAAAGTTTTACTTACAGATGGTATTAACCCTGCAGCTACTTATGATGGCACAACTTACACACAAATTACACATGCAGATGCACCGACAGATCCTAAGTACTCTCACGTATATAAAAACCACATGTTCTTGGCGGGTGATCCTGCAGAACCTACCAATCTTTACTTTAGTGCGCCTTACGATGAGACTAGTTTTGCTGCTGCTGATGGTGCGGGCGTTATTAATGTGGGCTTCCCTGTCGTAGCTATTAAATCTTTCCGTGATGTATTATATATTTTTGGTAGTAATAACATTCGTAAACTTGTTGGGGATAACATCTCTAACTTTGTATTGCAAGAAGTTACAGATGACCTTGGTTGCCTAGCTACAGACAGTGTAATTGAAATTGGTGGTGACTTACTATTTTTATCACAAGATGGCTTGCGTCCTATTTCAGGAACTGATAAGATTGGAGACGTAAACCTTGAAACGGTATCAAAAGATATTCAGTCTATTTTTACTGACATTGTTTTTGATATTGATCTTGAAGGACTAAATGCAGTAGTAATACGACAAAAGACACAGTTCCGTTACTTTTTTGCTGCAGCAGACTCTCAAGGTATTATTGGTGGCTTTAGGCAAACACCTAATGGTTTGCAGTTTGAATATAGCCAGATGCTAGGTATTACAGCTACGTGTTCTGACAGTGGTTATATAGGACAAAACGAATTTGTCATACACGGAGACAGTTCTGGTAAAGTTCATAGACAAGAACAAGGTAATGACTTTGATGGAGAAAATATATTAAGTATTTTTCAAACTCCATTTTTTCATATGCAAGACCCAGAGCAACGTAAGATATTTTATACAGTAGCTACATATCTACGTTCTGAAGGCGATAATGAAATTGTTATGTCGGCAGTTTACGATTATGAAGATGTAGATACTCTTAATCCAACAAACTTTAATTTATCTACAACAGGTGCTGCAGCTTATTATAATGAAGCATTATACAATAGTACCGCAATCTATGATGGTAACCCATCACCAGTACAAAGAACAAACATATCAGGTTCAGGTAAGTCAGCATCATTTAGATATGTTACAAATAGCTCAGATGCATCACACAGTATTCAGGGTCTAGTGATTACATTTGGAGTAGGAGACAGGTTATAAAATGGCAGGTTATAGCAGACAGTCGGTAGCAGACATTATCGCTAATGCGGTTATTAAAGCTGCACCAGTAAACGCAGAGTACAACGCTATCCGTGATGCGTTTGCTTTCTCAGGCGGTCACAAACACGATGGTAGCTCTACTGAAGGTGCTTACGTACCTTTAATTGCTGACACTGACGCATTAAACAAAGTTGTGATTGACACAGCTAATAACCGAATCAGTTTCTACAATGAAGTCTCTTCTGCTGCAGTAGAACAGATTCGACTAGAAGATGGTGTACTTAAACCTGTAACAGATGATGATGTTGACCTTGGTGCATCAGGTGCAGAGTTTAAAGACCTATACATTGATGGCATTGGTTACATTGACTCTGTAGTTATCACAGGCGGTACTATTGATGATACTGTAATTGGTGGCACTACCCCTGCTGCAATTACTGGTACTACTATTACAGGTACATCTCTTGTAGGTCCACTAACAGGCAATGTTACAGGTGACTTAACTGGTAACGTAACAGGAGATGTCACTGGTGACCTTACAGGTAATGTTACTTCGTCAGGTACATCTACCTTTACAACTATTGACGTAAACGGTGGTAACATTGACGGTGCAGCTATCGGTGCAACTACTCCTGCTGCAGGTGACTTTACTACAGTAGATGCTACAGGTAATGCCACAGTAGGAGGTACACTTGGTGTAACAGGTGCAGCTACACTGTCTAGTACATTGGCAGTCACAGGAACGTCTACATTTACAGGAGAAGTTACTGCTGCTGATCTAACTGCTACAGGTACAACTACTGTAACAACTGCAGACATTAATGGTGGTAACATAGATGGTACAGTTATTGGTGCTAGTAGTGCTGCTGCAGGTAGCTTTACTACTGTATCGACATCTGGACAGGCTACCTTGGCGACTGTTGATATTAATGGTGGGGCTATTGATGGTACTATTATTGGTGCAACAACTCCAGCAGCTATCACAGGCACGACAGTTACAGCAACTTCTTTTGTCGGGCCAGTCACAGGTAACATCACAGGAAACGTTACAGGCAACGTAACTGGTGATCTGACAGGTGATGTAACAGGTAACGTTACAGCTTCAAGTGGTTCATCTACATTTAACGATGTGACTATCAACGGCACATTGAACATGGATGCAGCTACTACTGCTACTATTACTAACTTGTCTACTCCTGTAGCTTCAGGAGATGCTGCTTCAAAAGGGTACGTAGACACACAAGTAGCTAACCTTGTAGATTCAGCCCCAGGTACACTAGATACACTAAACGAACTAGCT